TTCCATCTCTGGGGAAGGCTACCTGATTTAATTCTAATTGACCAAAACCGTCAATTGTCATTCTTTTAAAAGCCATAATTTCTTCCTCCGTTATTTTTTGTATCTACTAAGAATTTCCTCGATTCCGCCATTGTGGCTGTCATCTTTAGGAACGAAGTTAGGAACTTTTTCTTCAGTAGTAAAAATGGCTGGTTTGCTTTGCACTAATACAAAAGCAAGTTCTTTTTCTAAACCTTCTTCAGTATAGTTATCAAGTTCACCTCTGAAACCATCAATTGTTTCGTTATCAAGTTGAGCAGAATACTTAGTCAGAATTGCTTCTTTCTTTGCTAATTCTGCGGCAGCCTTGTAACTAGTTAATTGTTCATTCTCTTGAGCTAACTTTTCAAGTTCTACTAAAGAATTGTCATGTTCTGTCTTAATTGTATTATAAAGCTCTGCAGCTTCTTCATTTTCCTTTTGTAAAGTAGCAATAGTCATATTGCACTCTTCAATTTTGCTGTCGGATTCTGTAATTTTATCTTCCAGACCCATAACATATTCATCAACATGCTCAAATGAGTTGTTGCGAATTGAATGAAGCATATCTAATGCTCTCTTTTCTTCTTCATTTACATCAAGAATATAAGCAGTTTCTTTCCTGTCAAGAGCAACAGAATCTGTTTCATCATCTTTTGTATAATATACTCTTTCATATCCGCCTTCAGCGTAGTTGAATACTAAAGCATATTCATCATATACTTCACAAACTGAGTAATCCATCACCCAGCCGCCTTCTTCGTTGAAGTTAGGATTAAGAAGAGTCCAAATCATATTTAACTTCTGATTATCGGAAAGTTTAAACTCCATCTGTTCTCCTCCTAATTGCGATTCGTCTAAAGCTTTTTTAAATTGCTCAAACTCTTCGATGGTGTTTTTGATTGACTCACAGAACGTGTAGAATGCCGCGCCTTCAAAGCAAGGCTCATAATCATCACCAAGTGCCTGTAAACCTAAAAAACGTCCTTCTTTAAAAACAAAATATCTTTTACCATTAATAAATTGCCACTCTCCGTCTATTGAGTCAGCATATAACTCCATAGACTGTGCTTTATCTACAATCTGTAATGCTTCTTGTTTATAGATTCCAGTAAAGAGGTAAACGTCAGTACAAGCATATATACGTTCAACCCCATCTTCATCTACATGAGGTTCCCAAGCAAAGTTAGGATTCTCTGGTACGATACCATAAATGCGTCCCTCATATCTCTGTTTTCCATGGTCGGTAAAATCATCTTCCATAGAATCATAAATTCCTTTAACAGGAGTATAAGGTAAAGTTGAAACTAACTTTTCCGCAAATTCATCTGTAATAAAAGTACCATTTCTATTTGCACCTTTATAAAAGATGCGGCAACGTGCTTGTGAAAGAACTTCATTATATGCAGTAACGTTTCCATAGACAGATAGAGAGAAACTAGTCATTTGTTCTTTATTCATTAGTTCGTATTTCCTCCTTTATCTAATGAAACTTCATTAGCGACGGTCTTTTCACTCTTATCCTGAGGGTCTAAAGCAGGACGCCCAGGGGAATTACCGGATTGAGTATACGAAGTACTTAATGGAATAAGTTTATCACTAAGTTTCAATACATCATTTTCTAAATCTTTAATATTTACAATTTCATTTTGTGAAATTCCCATAGCAAGTGCAGGAATGATGAAACTGTAACCAGAATTAGCAAGTTTTAATGAATTTTCGATATACTTAGATTCATTGTAATAAGTAATAGGTAAAAGTTCATAGTTAAAATCAACTTCACCATTACTAAACTTATCATTCACAATTCGAGTTACCAGTTTATCTAATCTCTTCGCAAACATCATCATTAATGCCATATCATTATTAATTGAAGTTTCCAAAGACAGATTTGACTCAGTACCAAATAATTGACTACTTGAGCCCGATTCCGCATAGATATTTGTTAAAGCCTTGTCCACACTGTTCAATGCGTTATCATTACTACTATGAGCAACAATTGAATCCACATCGGCATAAGTTGTTAAAACACTGACATTAGGGTCATTTTTTAACATATTAACTGTACCTTTATGGATATATTCGGCTTCATCTGGTTCGAATAAAAGTCCGCCATCTTGTAAGTGGGGAATTTTTTGAACGATAATTTTACGTATTTCATTGAGGTCGCGCGCCTTGTTAATAGACTTTGCTTCTTCATATTCAAGCGCGGCGGGTATAAGTTCTAAGAAAGTGGGCATACCATCAACCAGCGGCAGATAAACTGCGATGTCGCCAGGTAATGGACACCAACATTTAGTAATCTTTCCTTTCTTATATCTCCTATACCAATTTACAATGAACTCAGGATAAACATCTAATGTGTTTTCTCTGATTTCACTATCAACAATAGTGTCAAAGTACTGCACATTAAATTCTAATACATCGTTTCCATCACTATCAATATAATTAGAACGACAATATTTTGTCGGTAAGTCCAAAATGACAAGACCTTTGTTTGAGACGTCTGAGATAAGACCATAATAGGTTCCATCTCTTAGTGCCTTAACAGCAAAATGAGTGAATAAAGAAGGGAACTTAGCATTATCAATAAAATTTACTGCGTTTCTATACTTCTTTTGAATACTAGGTTTGGAGAGCTTTAAACCAAAAGTTGGATTCGGAATTAAAATGCCTATATATTTTAATAAAGTAGCATAGTGCAATAAAATTCTACGATAAAAACTATTATGTTCAAAGAAATAACGTGATAAAGTAATTTTTGATTGCAAGTCTGCAGAATCAAGTATGCGGTCAATCTCTTCACGAGAATAACTTCCAGTTTTGGGATCGCGCTTTAACCAACGATTATAATAACCATAGTAATCAATAATTCCTGAACTTGTTGTTTCTTTATCAACATTATCAATCATTTTCTGGTAGGCAGCAGTAAAGGAGGTGATTTGTTCTTGTGTCTTTATATCCATTTATTTACCCCCTGTAAAGAAAACTAATTTGCGCTCGCCCGCACTTCGACGTTGTTTCTTTTTATAATATTCTTCTTCCATTTCTTTAATCCTATAAAGTCCATATTCGAATGAAGAAAATTTATCTTTTGGAAAACGTGAATTAATTCTTTCTAATACTATATCTAAACTAACTCCAGTGCGTTTCAAACGTAAATTACTCATTTCTTCAAACAGTTTAGTTGTCATTTCGTGTGGCATCAGTCGCATTACACGCTGTTCCGTTGTCATTCGTTGACCCACTTTAGTAGCTAATAGCGCACTTTTTGCTTCTTGTTCTTTAATCAAAAAATGTACCATGCCCGCATTGAGTCTTGAATAACAGTTGCCATGCATTTTAGAGTTAAGTTGCTGATTAGCCTTAACTCCATATAAAATACGTGGCGCATCTTTAGGTTGAATTGCTTTATAAGTATCATCATTAATGAAACCAAGTGGCGGCAATTCATTACCTACCTCATCATATTGAGATTTTATTAATTCATCACCTAATCCAACACCAAGTCCATTGGTATCAATTACGACCTCGCGCGGATTGAATGCTTGAATTATCTTTTTCAAGTCCGCAGCCTGAACAGCAAACGGTTTTGTTTGAGGAGTTCTACCTAAAACAATAAGATTTACCAAAGTTGCATAAAACTTACCTTTTATAATATTGACTCTAAAAACACAAACTGCCGTCTGGTCAGAAATACG